TCTATATCTGTATCAATATCGTAACCATCTACATAGTTACCGTAAAAAATTCTGTTAGCCATGTTTGTTTGAGCCTTGGCTAATCTAGGCACGTTATCAAACCTCCTAAGAAGTTCGTCTTGTGGTAGTGTGGTATATATCTTCTGATTATCAAACTCTATCAGTACATCACTATTATTACCCCAACCCTTTTCTTCTTTATCAAACCTCTCTATGACGTGAACAACATTTGTGTGAGATAGCTTAAAGCAAACATCTACACCTACTACTTGCCTTGGTCCTGTGTTTATGCTAATGTTAACTGCGTTAGCAACATTAGACATTCCTGACTGAATATAGTTATTTAGATCTAAAGAGAAAGGTCCCGCAACGAAAGCAACATCAGAGAACTGAGACAGTGCAGAATACTCACCATTATCATACTTGTACCTGTATGCAAATCGTATAAACTTGTCCTCCATGTAGTTGTTGTCAGATGCCTGAGTTACAAGTTGTATGGTTGGACTATCTACTGGAGGTTTTACAATAACAGAAATATCATCCTCAACAATTTGGTCTACACCAGATATTGGGAATGGATATGATTTTTTTATGTTTATTCTTCTTGGATGGTTGTAATTATCAGTAAAAAACAACATATCATCAATAAGATCAACTCCATTTATAAGGTATTCAGCGTTAAAATTTAATACACTAGTAGATACAACATGGTATCTAATAACACCAGTCGTTTCATTAAACGATGCGATTATATCAGCCTCATCAGAAGTAACGAACCAATATATTGTCTCTCTCGCACCAAACTCATAAGCACCTATACATACAGCATTAGTTAATGGAGACCCATCATACTCAAGCTCTGCTACAAGTTCGTTACCCTTAGCGTTCTCAACGCTACCTGCCTCACCATCCTCATCTGAGGATATCCTTATATTTAATGCGTCTGTATACTGTCCGTTAGGTAGAAGCCTTTCATCAAGGCTTTTATTCATATTACTACCTACGAATATTCTGTTTAAATCCATACTACTTCAGCCATTTATGAGCACCTCTAAGCTCCATTAATAGTCGGCTTGGGTGTATATTACCAATTCTTATTCTTGCGTTTCTCAGTAGTGCTGATTTTCTTTTCTGAGCCCTTCTTACAATATACTCCTGTATTCCTGTCTTAGAATTTAATATAGCATAACTTATGTACGCATATAAGTACTCCTCAAACATTTTGTTTACACTAACCTCAGAGTCGTCACCACCTTCCATACCATCAGATACGTACTCTAGAACCACTAATTGATCAGCCATAGGTGAACTGAAGTTTATTACACCTCCCTTTTTATTGATCTTAAAGGTTGGATTTTCATTAGCTGTGTCAGTATTCATACCAAAACGACCACCTACATGATAATCAAAAATCCACTTGCCATCAATATTATACCCATACTCACCATTCAATACTCCGTCTCCTAGGTATTGAGTTTTTTGCATTCCACTAACTCGATCCTCATCAAGTGTAGAGGTTCCTGTCAAAACATTACCGTCTAAATCAAACAACACATTACACTCATTGTCTTGAAGGTAAGAGGTTGCATAGTTGGTATTTCTGTTCTCGCTAAGAGGTATTAGTACTCCGTCCTTATACAGAGATATCCTAACCCAATTTATATAGTCTGGAGGTAGTATTACTGTAGCGTTATCACAAACACTAAGCTCTATGATTTTAGTCTCCTTGAAGGCATCGTAATTTAGCTCTTGTATAGCTCTTTTAGCGTGAAATATAACAATATCTCTCTGAACATTGTTTACAAGCTTGTCATTACCCACATACATTAGTATGTAGTTGTTTACTATATCTTTTAATGATATGTACTGGTATGAACCCCAGTTCTCATCTTCAGGCAAGTTACCTGAGTTTTCATAATACTGATATCCAGTTAGGTATGCCATTATCGTTGTCTTTGTTGTTCTTGAATCTCATCGTTCTGTGCCGCAGTATAGACATCTTTCTCCCTTATAGATATGCCAACATATTGTAATATCTTAGAAATGATTAGTGGTTCATCAGTATGAGGTAACTCAAAATCCTGATAGTCACTAGCACTCTGATCAAACATTGGCTCCCCATTCTGTAATGATACATACGTCCATTTAGGGTCTAACGGCTTTCTTATGTAATCACAATAAACCTCGTCTATCCCTCCTGGCAACACATCGAAAACCTCTATCCTATCACCATTGAGTATAATTTCTTTCTGACAATACATAGGGTATTCTATGGTAGGTGATGTTAGGTTAGAATTTTCCAACATCATGAACCTAACATTTGATACCTTGTCCACTATAGCGCTACCTGGAGCACGCAATACATTTATGGTATAATAGTCAGATGGTGTCGGAAACTTGTTTTGTGCGCCTACAAGAGGCTCTATTTCTACATTTACAAGGAACGAATCAATAACCTCTGTTATGTTTTTCACTAAGTCTGCATAATCCGATCCAGACATTCTAGCGTTTTGCTTTAATACCCAGTTGTTATATCTATAAAAATAATCCTCGAATATATCTAGCTGAGCTTGTTTAGCGTATAGATTGAAATCAGCGGGAGATATATAACCGAAATTCTGTTTATTAGCAATCGCTAACACAGTATTCCTTACACTATTAATCATCGTCAAAATATTTACACAAAGATAATCAAAAAAAAGACCCCTTCATTACGAAGAGGTCCATGTGTAATTTGTTGTTTTTTATTAATCTTCCAACTTATTAGCTAATAAATCCATAACTTCTATACCTTCATCGGTTTGGAAGTAAGAAACCAATGCAGCTACTGCTGATTCTCCAAATGGGATACCAATAATTTTCTTCTTATTATTAGTCAGGTTGTAATAAATATCCTTGTTTTTGTTTTTCAGCTTAACTAACCCCTCAGCAAAACATTTAGCAGCTAGACTCTGTAGCTTCAGTTGAGGGTCATTTAGTGTGTCTAAGAAATCTTCTGGATTGTTTCTAGCATATAGCCTAACATCTCTTTTAAGTTCAGCAGAACTCATTTTATCTACGTTAAGACCTAATGCAATTCTACCAATTGTTTCTAGCATATCAAGGTTTAGATCTCTTGCCGCTACTTGAGCGTCTAACTGAGCGTCTAAGTTTTCTACGTCAACAGACGCATCTTTTTCTTGATCCACTTCCACAAAAACGTTTCCGTTACCAGGGTGGTAACTTAAAAACTCTTGTAGTACTGGGTTTGTTTTTGGAACAATTAACATACCATCCTCAAAAATAATAGGCTCAATGATAGCATTATCATCTTGCTCATCTTGGAACGGTGATGCTTGATTTGATGAATATCTTAACGCTCTATTTCTTTGTCCGTCAAAGTAAAGAAGTGGTTTACGACGTGTGTTTCTAGAGTTAAGAATAAATGAGATAGGCGCAGTACGACCTACCAATCTGTAAGTTTTGTCCTTAAGGACGTTTTGTTTTTTCATTTGTATTTAATTTAAAATTTATATAAAAAGAAAGGGCTGACTTAACAGCCCCTTCCTTATAATTTACTTCTTACTTGAATAAGAAGAAGTTGTTTGCACCTAATGTACATAGAGCACGCTCTGATAAGAAGTGTACCTCCATAGCGTCTAAGTCGCTGTTTGAAGCACCACCAGCAGAACCTACGATCCAAGATTTCATCTTACGATCTTCAGCCTCACTAGCTCTGTAACGAACGTGTAGGAATGGACGCTTAGCGTTTTTACCCATTACTTGGTCGTAAACAGTAGTTGATCCAGCAGGAACTAATACACCCTCTACAGCACCACCAACGATACCACCACGCATTGTAGCGTCGTTTAGGTATTTCCAGTCAGACTTGTAGAAGTCATACCCTCTACGGAATCCGTTGAAACCTAAGTTAAGAGCCATATCCTCATCATTATCGAATAAACCAAAAGATGAACCACTAGAACCAAAGTTGTTCTGAGCAGCTAACATATTGTCAATATCAAAAGACATTGCACGGTTAACGAAAAGAACATTCTCTTCGATAGCTCCTTGCTTATCAAGTAGAGCAACAATGTTATCGATGTCTGTTAAACTGTCGATACTACCAGTTGCAGTGTTACCACCATTTTCGATAGCGTAGAATAAACCTTGAGATCCTTTGTTCCCTAAGTCACCAGCAGCAGCGATTGCACCAGAACCAGTCTCAGCAGGAACAGCCTCGATCATTGCAGTCTCTAGGTAGTCCTCGAAACGTAGACGAGTTTCATGCTCTGATTTTAAGTACCATAGGTATCCTGTAGCACCATTCTCAGTAGTAACCTCTACCCATCCGATCTGAGCCATGTCAGAACCTGATACAGTGTACTTGTCCTTGATGATGATTGGGTTATTCTCATGGATATCAGTTGGAGCCTCTAAAGCACCTTCCATTCCGTTAGAACCTTTCTTAAACTCAGATCCGTATACGAATACATCTAAGTCAGTTCCACTATTGTCTCCAGCAGAAAGACCATTCACAGCAGGAAGTCCATCAGCATCGTAAATAGCAACATCTACAGTGTTGGTATCAACAGCAGTAATAATACCTTTAAATGAAGCAGTTGCTCCAGTAGCACCGTCTGATACCATTACAGTCTGTCCTTTTCTTAGAACATGACCTGTGATGTTTAATGTAACAACATCATTTGTAGCTACCTCAGCGTCATCAAGAGTAACACCTTCGTACTTGATGTGTAGACGTCCTTGCTCAGACCATTTGATAAGGTCAGAAGTACATGGCATCTCTGCACCTACCATACGTAGGAAAGAAGATACTGTACGGTTACCATAACGCTCGAATTCTTTTTCGTAAGTGTCAGGTAAGTACTGATTTAAAAAGTTAAAGTCAGTAATGTAGTTCCCAGGTGTTGCAACCTGAGTTGGTGCAGGAGTTAAGCTCACTGAACCATTAATTGTTAAAGCCATAATAATTTTTTTTTAGCGTTTTTTAATTTTTAAGCCTCGTCCGCTATCACTTTCTACTGCCCTAATCTTGAGTCCATTAGTTGTAACCGCTTGTTTAGGTGTGCTTCTAACGTCCATATCAATATTCTTAGAACGCTTAGACACATCAACAACAGCGTCAGCCTTACCCTTCTCATAGAAGTAGTTTGCCAACTTATCAGGATTAAGAGCGGCAGCTAGTGCTTTATGATATCCAGCAGGATCAGTAATCAAACCATCATCTCCAACATATTTAGAGATAAAATTATTGATGTCAGACTGAACTTCTTTTGTCTTAGATAAATCTCCAGGACTAAAAACAACCTTGTCATCACCTACATTGAACTCAAAACCTTTGAAGTCTTCAGTAAATAACTCGTCTGTTTTCTTTTTAAAGTATTCAGTCATCTTCTGAGTTTCCTCTTGATAACTTTTAGACTTAGCGATATATTCCTTGTAAGC